ATGTGTTGTTACCTTTAATGCAATTCCATATGACTTGCATTGATGCTACAGATCCTACTAACCCTGTTTATGGTTATTTACCTCAAGTAGTATCAAGAATAATATTAAATAAGCACAAAACTACAAGGACTATATCGTCGTTGGGCGTTATTTAGTGGTCATCTGATCATAATTACAAAACTCATTATACACTTGATCCAGAATTATCTAACATGGCAGATAGACCTATCATTGCTGCTCCTTACAATGGTTTTTGTTTATTCTCAGCACTTGCTCTTTTTGTTTAATAAAAATCAATAACTGCACTGAAGTAAGGTGTGGGGTTCATCAGACCACCAAGGACTTGTACAGTTCTTTCAGCAAGTAAAGTAATGTCAATTTATTACATACCTACCATGAAGTATATACAAGCAATAAGATGTTTGCCAATAACTAATACGTTATTGGTTGTAGGTGATCATGCTTATATCGTACCAGGTTGTACAAGTGAAGATAAAAACTTTTCAGTAAAGGAAAGTAATCAGATTTATCTTGCAGTTACATGCAAGAACAAAGGTTATACTTACAGGCCTATTCCTAATGATAACACTGTCAATGATATAAAATTAATGTTAGGATCTGCTTATGATAAAGAAGTTACCAATAACATTGAACGTTATTTTAATACACCTATTTGCAGTCCTCGCAGGGTGAATCATTATGACGGAGAGGAATAACAAGAAGAAGAAGAAAAATATAACGAAGAGTTTCCCAGAATTACAGAATCTATTTTTGAAGTTTATTCAGTTTCAAAATAATAACCTGAGCAATAAAAGAAGAATAATAATAAAAACAAGACCAAGAAAGTATATATACCGTAGAAGGAACAAAAACCACAAGGTCCAAAGTATGCAGGCGAAGCTAAAAATACTTTGTTTGTTCCTCCTGAAAAAAGACTTAATGAAAAAGTTGACTTCAAGATACCTGATTTTAAAATACCTTAGATCGATGAATTACAAGTATATACATTTCCATACTGGTACCATGCAGCAAATATGTCTATATACGTACCACCATATGAAGG